TATGGAAAAACCCACAATAAAGAAAACAGAGAAAAAATGAGTGAAAATATAAAAAAATATTATGAAAATAACCCAAGTCCTAATAAAGGAAAAAAAATTTCAGATGAAATAAAAAAGAAAATATCTGAAAAAAATAGTAAAGAATATAAGTTAATAGATCCAACTGGAAAAGTAGTAGAAATTAAAAATCTTACTAAATTTGCGAAAGATAATAATTTAAGCATTGGTTGCTTACAACAAGTAGTTGCTGGAAGAAATAAAAGTCATAAAGGATGGAAAAAATATGAGTAGAAAAAAATTTTTACAAGGAAAATATAAACCAGCAAATCCTGAAAAATATAAAGGAAATGTTTGCGAAATATATTATAGATCAAGTTGGGAAAGAAAATTTCTTTATTATTGTGATATGAACGAAAATGTTTTAGAATATTCCAGTGAAGAAATGTTTGTGTGGTATAGATCTCCATTGGACGGAAAAATTCACCGGTACTTTCCAGATTTCCTCATAAAAGTAAAAGAGTCTGATGGTACTATTAAAAAGTATATGATTGAAATCAAACCATCAAAGCAAACCGTTCCTCCTACTAAACCTCAAAGACAAACAAAGAAATACATTGCTGAAGTATATGAATACGCTAAAAATCAATCAAAGTGGGAAGCAGCAAAAGAATGGTGTGCTGATCGTGGATATGAGTTCAAGGTAATTACTGAGCACGAATTAGGTATCAAGTAATGGCACTCACTGGATACGAAAAACCATTAAAAGATTATACAAAAGAACAATTAGTTGAGATTGCAGAATCTTATAGCATATACTACACGACTGCAAGTGGTGTTGGAAAATTAAGTGGATATCGTAGATTAACAAAAGATCAGTTAATCAGTATCATTAAAAATGACTCTGATTACATTGATGCCAATCCAAAGGCACCTAGAAGAATTGATGGTAAAAGACTTACAAATCGTCTCAAAGATTTTAAAGAATCATTATTTGGAACAGAAAGTCCAGAAGAATTAATGGATGAAATTATATCAAGATTGAGTGGAACTGAAAGAGCATATCCATCACCAGGTAGATACTATACTTATATCTACTATGCTAAAACTCCAGGAATTGTTTATGACCGACATCCTTTAATTATAGCGGGGGATATATTGCCAAAAGGGTTCAGAGGATTTAATTATCATCTTGGAAAAATCAGACAATACAATACTGAAGATGGTGATCGATTAGTCACTGGACTGTATGAATTAACTCAACAAGAATTTGCAGTATTAAGATCTGTACCTTACGGCAAATTAATTCAAAACTAACAATAAATAGTTAAAAAAATAAATGTCAGAACAACTCCGATATCCTCTTAGTAATATTGGACCGCAAGATGATTATTTTAAAATACAAATTCGTAAGTATGAAGCACCAGGACTAAATCTAACTGGAGGATTTGCACTGGGAACAAGTGAGCAAGCGTTTGACGCCGCTGTTGCAGCAGGAAAAATTAAAAGGTCTGAAGCAACTATTATATTACCAATGCCAGCAACAATTCAAGATAATAATGCTGCTGATTGGCAATCTGGAACAATGAATCCTATTGTAGCAAACCTTGGCGCTGCAGCATCTAATGCAGTTCTAAGTAGCAATCCATTTACTTCACTTATAAGTTCAATTAAAAATTTTGGGGGAGACATTAGTGGTGCTATGAGTACCGGCCAAGGTCAGGCAGGAGCAGCTGCTGGCGCTGCTGCAGCAGCAGTTCAAGCAGCATTAGGACAAGGAAATATCAATCCAATTATTTCAAGAGCAACTGGTCAAGTATTCAATGAAAATGTAGAAGTTCTTTTTAATGGAGTTACAATGCGCCCTGCATTTAATTTCACATTTGACATGGTTCCAAGAGATGATAATGAATCGAGAGTAATTAAAACTATAATTAGAACTCTAAAAAAGAACATGACTCCTCAAAAAGGAAAACCAGGAGTGGATGGTGGTGGTCTTTTTGTTTCAGCGCCAAATGTTTTTAAATTGGAATATATGAGTGGAGGAAAGCATCATCCATTTTTACATCGATTTAAACCATGTGCTCTCACACAAATGAGTGTTAATTATAATGGATCTGGACAATATGCAACATATGCTGATGCAACTCCTGTTCATATGCAATTGGTTTTACAATTCCAAGAATTGACACCAATTTATGCAGAAGATTATGAAACAGAAGAAGGTAGATACGGAGTAGGATACTAATGACTTATTTTAGAGAACTTCCAAACTTAGAATATCAATCATTCTTATCAGATTCTAATTCATCAGATCAGTATTTGCTAGTTAAGAATCTGTTTCGTAGAGTTAAACTTCGTGATGACTTGCAGAATGTCTTCACTGTCTTTGATAAGTATCAGATTCCGGATGGATCCAGACCAGAGTTAGTTGCCCAAGAACTTTATGGTAGTGTTCAATATGATTGGGTTGTGATTGTATCTGCGGGAATCACAAGACTGAGAGATCAATGGCCACTTTCCGATAAACAAGTTTATGATTATGCAGAATCAATCTATAGTAATGATCTAAATGCAATTCATCATTATGAAACTAAAGAAGTCAGAGATTCGGAAGATAGACTAATTCTCCCTGCAGGTCAGATTGTTGATGCTGACTTTAAAATTTCTTATTATGAAAATGGAACTTTGTATACGAATGATTCTACACGATTGGGAGAAGATGTGGTTCTTATTGCAGATCCTATTGTGGGAATTAGTAATTACGAATATGAAGTGAGAAAGAATAATGATAAGAGAGGTATCTATGTATTAAAACCAAGATACCTACAGCAAGTTATCAATGACACAAGAAAAGCAATGATTTATGATAGATCATCACAATATGTAAATGATACACTGATTAAAACCGAAAATACAAAATCTTCAATTCCATTTTAATTCTAGATTTTTATCAAATATCATAACATATCGGTGCTTGCGGGAGCGGTCTCTCCATTCTCCTTCAGCACCTTTTACTTTCCCACGAGAGTGCTTAGTTCCGTCTGAATAGTAGAAATCTTTCTTTGGATCTGTGAGACCTGCATACTTAAAGTTGCAAGCCCGATAAATTGTACCACTATGAAAATCAGAATCAGCATAGGAAATGATTGCCTTAACTTCAGCATCTTTTCGTAATTGTCTAATCGCTTTTGAAACGAACCAAGAAGTGATATTATACTCGCTCTGTTGAGTTTGTGGATGAATGCAGAGTCTTGAGAGTTCAAAAAGTCCTTGTTGTTCATTTCGTTCAAGTCCAAAAGCGCCTTTTGCAATTTCTGGAACAGGCAGTCCCGTAAAGATACAGACCCCTTTTAATCCACCAATATTTAGAGGTGAGAACTCATTTTCTTTAAATAAACCGTAATTGTATCCTGATTTATATCCCTTAGAAAAATCTTTGAGGTAATGATAGGTCAGTAGAAGGTCTTCTGCCTGTTTCTTTGTGATTCGGTCAATATAATAATCAGATTTCATAAAAAGAACTATATTTTGTAATATGGTATTTTGTTTTACCAGTAAGTTTTACAGCATCTTTTATTGAATCATATACCATACCATTATAACACAATTTTCTTGCTCTTGGATTTTTTTGAACACCCTTCAATCCTTTATTCCAAGGAACTCTTCCTTGTGTTGCATCGCTTATTTTTCTTTTTGTTTCATCACTATGTTTTTGTTTTGGTTTTCCTCTTGCTCTTAAACCTTTTTCTATATCAGACTGCCTTCTTTTTTCAGTCATAGTTTTTGGGGTGCCTGTATTCGCTTCTGCAATTTTTCTTTTATGAGATTCTGATAAAGGTTTTCCAAGTCTTCCCTTTCTTCTGTTTTGAATATCTTGTTCAGTCATTATTTTACCAGAACACCCGTCGCCACCATTAGTTTTATTATGAAGAATGCCCGTTCCCAAATCTTTTCTACCAAAGATAGAAATCATATAAATTTCGTGCTTAAATGCTTGTTCTTCCGTAAGATTTATTTTTAAGAAAAGGATTCTTTCTTTTGATGGTGGGTAAAATCCACTATGCCTTAAAAATGCTCTTCTACCTTTACCTTTACCGATATAGTAAGGTGTGCCGTCTTCACGCAAATATGCGTAAGTGTAGTATTCCATCTGCTTCTAAATTAAGGTCGCAATAGTATTTATAATAAAATAGGGTGGATTTCTCCACCCTTCTCTAAAAGTGCGACCTTGTTAGAGCATTATTATTTAGTCTTGGGCGAGGCGAGCGAAATACTGCAAGGCATCATCGTCCTCATCTTCCTCAACGACCGCAGCACGACGGGTAGGTTGAAGATTATTCAGTTCAGAACGAAGATCATCATCAAGTTCCTTTACAGAACCACGGGTGTATTCTTCCTCAGACTCAACTTCTTCATCAAGACGAACCGATGCCTTAGAACCAAGCACAGAGTGAAGTCGTGCTTTCAGTTCTTCATAAGTCTTGAATTGATCGGGAGAAACAAACTCGGCAAGAGAATACTGCTTCTTCCAGATTGCTTCTAGAGCATCATCATCATCAAGCAGAGCACTCTGTGATGCAAACTCGCTGGAGTCATAGTTACGATAACCAGCAACATTTTTTGCCTTCAGTTTGAAGTTGGCACCTTGCCAGAAGTCAAACGGATCAATTGGAGTCTCATCTTCAAACTCAGGTTGCATTGCTTCGGTGAGTTTATCAAAGATCTTCTTACCATACTTGAAGAGGAAAACTTTACCTTCATTTTCAGGGTTAGAAGGATCCTTCACCACATAAATGTTAGAAACATAAGTCAGTTTACGCTTCTGCTTACGGGCAACTTCTTTACCAGCATCAGTGCCATTATTCCACAGAGTGGAGTTGTGCTCACACACAGGGCACTTTTGATTCATTGTAGTAAGGCATTGGTCTATCAACCAACCCCCAGGACCTTGGAATGCGTGACTATAAACTTTCACAAAAGGCAGGTCTTCACCGTCAGGGGCAGGAAGGAAACGGATTACGGCATAACCATTACCACTCTTGTCGCAATCAAGTTTCCATACACGGTCATCAGAAGAACCTGTGCTACTAGTATTCATTTTTTCGACTTCTTTCACCAGTTTCGCAGTGAGAGAGCCAAGTTTAGATTGTTTTTTAAGGTCGGAAAAACCCATTTGGATACCTCGGATAAATTGGATTCGTTGGATTACTCGGATAGTATAACAGGGATTCCCTCAACCGTCAATGTATTTCTTGAGGGACTGGATCGTTTTAGTCATACTATTGAATAAGACTTGCATATCAGTCTCTGGTGAGAAACCCATCAGTGCGACTGATTTGCGTAGATTCTCTTTCATTTCAACCGCTTGTGGGTCGTCAGAAAGAGACAATCTAGTATACATTACTCTTTGTTTTTCAAGCAAGATTTCAAGTTTTTCAATATGTTCCAGTTTGTCTTCACGGGACATCATACCGAAAGTAAGAATACTTCCGTAAATTTGTTCTTGTAACTGATTGATTTCTTTCAGTTCATCTTGAATAATATCAGAATCAAAAAAGTTACTCATTGATAATGTCCCGTAAAATGCGTTTGAACTGGAATATGTCAGTATTTATGAAAGGCGCGTATTTTTTGATTTTTAAACTGACGGTTTCCCACACAGGATCCAGAAGTTTTTTATCAAAGTCTTTTGAGAAATGAAATATTTTTTCGTAAATTGTTAAGGTTTCTAGCGACAACTGCCCGCTTAGAAACTTTTTGAGGATTGTTGGGTGTCCTTTGGAACAATTCAAAGCATCCTCTAATTTGGTCTCCGAGAATAATTCGTTGCTTTGCTCTTTGAACAAGTAAGTCAAACTCTGTTGTCTCCGCATCCAATCTGCGTAAACTTGTTCTCCGCCATTTATTAAGGAACCAATCCATAGATTTTGTGGGTTGTCTGCTGCTACAAAGTTTGATACAAGAAAATCTACGACTTCTTTATCAGAATACTTTCTCGATGTTTTCTCGAAGAAATATTTATCCCGGCGACGATTAAAAGATGTGATGCTGGCACGGGTCTTCGCACCGTACTTAAAGAAATCGTATTTTGGATTTGTAAAATGATTTTTAAGTGACAAATAATGTTGATAGGTTTCAAATGGTGACACAATCACAAAGGCAATTTTGCTCTCGATGTTTTTTTCATAAAGTTGAGACGAATTGCGTCCCACTTTAGTCTTTCTTTGAGTGGTTTAGAAATAAGTTTTGTTACTGAGTCTACTTCAAGATTATTGATTTCGCAATAGTGACATATGGCATCAATATAATTCATATTTTCACTTGCCACAATGTGTTCAATCTCAAGAGCAAACTTGGAAGGTGTAAGAAACTTATTTTCTATAACTTGTTCTAATTCCTTATTTGGTTCCATATATTCTATTTTAATTTCTAGAAGACTTTCTAGTGGATTACTCATAATTTTTCACAATATAGTATTTATTATAACTTAGTATAAGTCATTAGTCAAGAAAAATACAAGACTTTTTAATCATATGTCTAGTTACACCTGTTTTTTCAATAGCATCTTTTATACAATCAAAAGTTTTTCCATCAAAAATAATTTTTTTTGCTCTTGGATTTTTCCCTCCAGTTATACTTGAGTCGGTTATTCCTTTATTCCAAGGAGTTTTTCCTTTCATACTTTGAGACTGTTTCATAGATATTTCTGGTCTTTTCATAGGATTATTATTTTTCATCCTATTACTCTGATTCAATTTCCAATCTTTAGTATGTTTTTTACCTTTAAATGGATGAGGTTTATTACCATAGGTTTTTCTACCCTTAAGTAATTTACTTAGATGTTTTTTATGCTCTTCTGTATGTTTTTTACCATATGTTGAAAAACCGGTGGAAGTTTGATATGCTTTATTAGCAAAATGTGGATTTTCTACTACTTTATAATACTGCTGTAAAATAATTTCATCAGCATATGCTTCTTCTCTTGTATTATAATCACCTTTAAGTATTATTTTTTGAGTTGGTTTAAATGTTTTATCCTTTGAGGAACCAAAATATTTTATATCTTCTTCTGGGGGACAATAACATTTTCTTGATCCAAAATATCCTCTACCATATTCTTCATAAGAATAATATGTATAATAGTACTCTTTCATTTTTCTCTATCAGGGTCGCATTAGTATTTATAAGGGGAGCATAAAACTCCCCACCTGAAAAGTGCGACCCAGACAGGCACTTTTATTTAGCAATTTGATTTAACTTATCATTTACAAATTCTTTGATGTATTTTACAACAAGTTTCATATATTTTTTCAAATTTCTTTCTTCATAAACAACACATTCCCCATTTTCGCAAGTCATAATAATTACAAGTTTTTTAACCATTATACCTGTCATTTCATAAAATGCCATAGCATAAAACATTGCTTGGACAAAATAACCTTCTATCCACTCAATTGGTTTTGGTTCTTTTGATGTTTTATAATCAATTACAGATAATTCTCCATCAAATTTTGCTATTGTATCAACAGTTCCAGCAACTCCTAATATTTTACTATGTAATGAACTTTCAAGACAATATATATCGTTTATTCTATTTAATGTTGTCTTAGCAATTTTAAATAGATATTCTGAAATTGGTTGAACAGAAGGTAAAGTTTCATTTAACAAATAACTTTCTATCAACGAATGAGTGTCTGTTCCTCTACTTGTTGCTCTTTTTGTAATTTTATTTGCTTGCTCTTCACCTACTTTTTTACGCCATCCTATAAATTTTTCTCTATTGATATGACTAATAACAGAAGTGATAGAAACAAGTTTAATTAACTCATCATTATCAGGAACTTTATAATATCTTACCCCATCAATCGTTTCTCTCTCAAGTTGGGGTAAATCCAAATCAACATGATTAAATGTCAAAAACCTGCCTCCATTTTTGCCATAATATACTCCTTAACAAGTCCAGAACGGACAATATCTTCTACACCAAATTCAATTATATCAAACGAAGGCATTTTACGCAAGACTGCCATAAAATCTACGATTCCATTTCTTTCGTTTGTCTTTTGTAGGTCAGACTGAGTAGCATCTCCACAAAACATAATCTTAGTATTTTCACCAACACGAGTGATAATAGAATCCAATTCGTGGAAATTAAGATTCTGAAACTCATCTACAATGATAATCGCATTATCAAGAGTTGTGCCACGAAGGAATGAAGTAGACCAAAACTTAATAGTTTCTTGTGACTTCAGATTACCGTAGAGCATTTCAAAGTCAGCATCAGAAGGCATCTGGAACATATACTTCACCATATTCTTATAAGGAATCTGGTAGATATCTGCCTTATCATCGTGAGAACCAGGAAGAAATCCGATTTCACGAGTAGCAACTAAAGAACGAACAATATAAACTTTTTCGTAAGGACTTCTTTCATTCAATACATCTTGAATGGCATTGTAAAGTGTGATAAAAGTCTTACCAGTTCCAGCACATCCATAAGCAACAATGTGCTTTTGGTCTTTATAAGAGTCAAATAACTTTCTTTGATTATCAGTGAGTGGTTCAATATCTACAAGATATTCTGCACTCAGTGGTTTTCTACGCTTCATTTGACGAGTTGTAAGACCAACCCCGATTGGTTGCTCTGCTCTTTTTCTTCTTGCCATATTAGAGTTTTTTTACAGTTGACTTTGGTGTTTTGCTTGCACGATCTAAAACTTCATTCCATCCAGGATTCTTTGCGATTAATTTATCTCTCCACTCACCAACTTCTCCAGGAGAAGGACAAGTAGAGGGATCAGACCAGTCACGAATCCAGTCTGGATTTTCTTCTTTCCACTGATCCCAGTCGTGGATACTCATTTCCACTTCTTTCTGTTCGCCAGTGGTTTTATTGACTACAGGATATACAGGCATAAAGTTACGAATTCAAGATAATTTATTTAGATCCACTCTAAAGCTTCAGATACGCATGGAAATTGTTCGGTAAATACCTTCTTACACTCAAGAGCAATATCCATATGCTCCTTCTGAGTTCCATTGGCAGAACGCAGATTGATATAATGTATCCATGACCTGCAAGAACCGGACATATAGATGCGTGTGGGGGTCGCCAAGGGCAGTACAAACCTCGCACACTCCTTTGCCACCCCATGAGAAAGAAGTTGCTTGTAGAGGCGCATACCCTCCGCAAAATGCTCCTGAATTTTACTTTGAAGGGTTAGTTTCTCATAATCACCAATATCATCAATAGAGTTCTGACGATTCTTTGTATCTTGACGACGAAGATCAGGAACAGGAATATAATCACCTAGCAGAGAACTATCAGCATATCGTTGTGAAAATTCTTGATATGTAAATGAACGGTGCCGGAGAATTTGAGCTGCGATACCACGATTCGTTTCAATTTCAAGAGTCATAAAAGACTGTTCAAAAACAGACCAATGATTATGCTTAATACAATAAGCAAGCAACTTGGCATAGTTTTCGTTGTCCTGATTCGCAGGATTGCTAACTCGTGCAACATACGCCATTGTTTTTTCTGCATCAGGCGTTACCGAAATAAGTTTTACAGTCATTTCTTTCCAAATCCTTTTGATGTTTTTGCTTCTAATTCTGCAAGTTCTTCTTTGAGTGCTCGCAGTTGTTGTTTCATTTCTATAATTTTTTCTTCAGTATAAAGATGCTCTTGCTTTACAAGACGCTCAAGCAACTTTATCAGTTTTCTTGCTCTATCAGTCATCTAAATCAGAATCCTCAAAAATTTCGTCGTAATCTAAAATTGGTCTTTTTCTCACATCTGGTTCTGTGTATTTGTAAGCAGATACATCAGAATAAATTTCTGCTTTCAGAGAATCAACCAACAGTTCAAGATTACGGACTATAAGTTTTAGTTTGTCCTTGTCCATAAGATACCATTCTCTCCCAAGATTCTAACATAAAAAAAGGAGGGAATCAACCCTCCTTTGAATCTTTTTGTTACTTATAAATCCACTGAATGTACAGGGATAAAAGAGTAATGAAAGTAGCAGATGCAACTGTAATTTGTGCGATGATTAACATCACTTTGCTCCTGCGTTTACAAGCAGTGCCTGATGACGACGATTCTCTTTTTGCTTTTGTTCTTTAATGAGTTGAAGCACATTGAGTTTTTTCATCATTTGTGCCCCTCTTTTACAAACTTAACACCACGATAGGTTTCGTTGTATTGTTGAGGTTGTTGCATCATTTGCTGTTGATACTCAAGACGCTTTTGAGTATCATATTCGATGCCACGATATACGACTTTTGACATTAGGTTTTCTCCTTAGTTTTTAGGTTAAAGAGCGTTCCTTCAGTCGGCGTTTGCGTTCGCTATTTGCGAATAGCGAATGAACGATCCGTTCCGCGTCGGCTTACTTCCGTCTGGTTTTCCAGATGAACGATAGAGGTATTATACCTCCTTTCATGGTATATATCAAGAATATTTTGTAATATTTGTTACAATTTTATAAAATCTTAAGAGTCAAAAAAATTGCCGGGATTTTTTCCCAGCATCCGGTAAATCACTTTCTCTTTTTCTTTTCAGGAGACTTATAACCCCAGAGTTTTGGATTGACTCTTCCGTATCCAAAGTCAATACTCTTTAGATTTTCACGAAACTTATCCCAATACATATCAAATAATTTAACTCTTCCACCACGGGTAAGGTCAAAGCAAATCTTATCATCTACCATATATTTGATAATGTAAGCATCATTAGGAGCATCTTTAGTACAGACCTCAGCATACGAACCATTTTCAATCATGATGTCACAACCGTATCGTGACTTACAGGTTTCTTTTTCTGCTGGTGTCCAATGATCCATATGCTTTTCCGTATTTTGTGGTGTTTGAATTACATCACGAACTTGACTCACGAACGACCTCCCCAATGAATATCTGGATATGCTTCAGCAATAATTTCTTTTGTAATTTTATATTTGGTTTGAAGTTGCTTATCTTTTACAAGACAAATAATTTCTGCTTCAAGAGGATGAAGACCTTGAAGAAGATTAATAAACATCGTCTCTCTACGCATTGAACTGAGACCGTCATTACCACCCTTTACGAAATTATAAAATTTATCATATTCTTTACGAATTGAAGAGAATCCTTGATCCTGAGAACCTAAAGAATTAGATCCAAGTTCTCCCATTTTTTCTACAGCATCTGAAATTTTTTCACTTAGAGTTCCCTTAAATGAATCCATTTCATCTACACCAGCATAAGGAACATCTCCAGGAGGAAGCATAGAAACTACAGATTCATCAAAGTTCCAAATAAAAATTGCTTTGAGGCATGGATGTTCAAACTTTTTTAATGCTTCAATTTTTTTAGCGTTAGTTCTTTGTTTTGTAACAACATTCAAAATTCGTAGTCATAGTTTTACAAGATATTGAATACTATTAGTGATATTTATTTTGATATTATTCTTCGTCTTCTACATCTTCCATTTCAAAATCATCATCAAAGTATCCCGGTTCAAATCTAACAGATACAATCTCCTCATCAATCAAATCACCATCTTTGTTATAAAACTCTGGATGATATGCAATTTGTTTTGGGCCTTCTTGATGAGTCATCATATATTCTCTAGCAACCCAACCAATTACAAGTCCCACTATAAGAAACAATATGGTTAGAAATGAACCTAGGACTAAACTAACTGCTAACATTTCTTTTTCTCCGGGAAACTACTTTTTTCTTCCTTGATTTTAAGGAAAATTCAAAATAGATAGTTACTTCCCGATTCAGAAAGCAAACTATCTTCTCAAAAATGAGATGGAATGGTTGAGTCTGCTTTCTTTTTCCTCCATTAAGAATAAGTTCAACACCACGATTCCTGTGGTTAGAGTTATTTATGTTTGTATCAGACAATTTGTTTCTCTTTCAAGAATTTTACAGTGTCAGTACATCCACCCAATTTTTGATTATCACAGATAACTTGAGGGAATGTAGTTCCTTCACCAAACTCAGCATAAAATTCGTCTTTGGTGAAGTGCTCATTAAGATTATACACCACAAAGTTACTTCCCGTCAACTCTAATACTTGTTTGACTTTGTAACAATATGGGCAATTGTCTTTAGAATAAACAGTAAAGTTCATATTTTTATTAAGTAAGATATTAAGTAAGTATATTTAATTTATATTAAAAGATAATGTGCATTTTCATCAATTTCAACAACCTTTGATTTAATTATTAAAGGTAAAGTAGATAATAAACTGCCCAAGATAAGTATGTTTCCAGTATTCTCTAAATCCATAGAGATAATTATTATCAAAGATTTGCTCAGTAATTTCCTTGCCACTTCTTTCATAAACACGAAGTAAATTACATTTGTTGAGATATAAATCTCTAAATTCAATAAACCTTTCTATAGCATCCTTATGGTCATTAATGTGCCATTCGCCGGCACAATGTCCAACATTATTAATAATAAAATCATAATTTTCTTTAGTGAAAATAGAGTATTCCCCACCTTCACAATCAAACTTCAAGAAATCAATTCTGGTAATGTTATTTCTTTCAATAATTTTTTTGAATGTTGTTGTGGGATATTCATTGCCATCATTTCCATAGATATAAACTCCCCTGTCTGCAATAACAACACTATCACTTTCAAAATCAGAGATCGCTCTGTTAATAAATGTCACTGGACCATGACCAACATTTTTTTTCAAAGAATGAATAATAGTATTGGAAGGTTCAATACAATAAATTTTCTTTGGTTTTTTACCTAGAATTGAATAAGTAAAGGAACCGCAGTTTGCACCAGCATCAACCACAACATCACCCAGTTTTACTTGGCAATGTTTTTCATATGTCCTTTCAATAAAATTCTCCTTTGAGAACATTTCTACATATTCTGGATCTGTATTCCCCCAATCAAAATTTGGAGGAACTAAAAGATTCGGAAAATGTTTCTGAAGATTATCTAAAACTTTATTATGATACTCTTCTTGCATACGATAATTCTCATGTAAATCTTTGAAGATTAATCCAGACTCAATATTTTTACCCCACCACCAACCAGAAACTGCTTTTTCATAAAGAAGGGTATATTCTCCAACATATCCAATATCATTCCTAAGTGGTGGCAAATCTTTTTCGGTCAAAGTCAAACCTTGAGTTGCTGCCATATAAGCATCAGTCCACTGCTCTCTCTTACTATGAAACTTAGCGAGAAGATAATATGCCTCTGGGCGATTTGGAAGTTCGTGTATTGCATGTTGAAGTAGAGTACGGGCAGTCATATCACGAGTTCCTTGTGTTTCATAACAAAGGTGAGACCATAACAGTGCCTCATATGCAAGAGTAGGATCCTCTGCCCGTTCGGCACATCTCAAAAAGTATGAAAGTGCTGGTGCAGAGTGACTTTGATTCCAATACCAAACACCAAGTTTAAAATTGTTCTCAGCATTTTCAGAATCATTTACATATTCTGAAAGAAGACACTCAATCTGATTCATTGTAAAATCTTGAGGTTCTTCTTTTTTCACAATTGTAAAAGATTTATTTTTGTTTTTCCAGTAATTTAAAACAATTTCTTTTGCTTCATAATGACCCCTTTTCTGATTATTAATAATTTCATTATCTTCTTCGGGAGAAAATGTAGTACTGAAATTGACATCTTCTACGAATAAGGGAACACTATAGCACACATCTTCTAATGTTTCAAATAAAACATTTTCTAAAAGAGGGATTAAAACATTTCTAGATCCAGGAAGTTCTAAATGAAATCTTTTTTCTCCAAGGCAATAGTTTTCAACTAATGTTTTTGCATAATTTCTTGTAATAATATATGCAGTTCCTGCCCAGTCATTCCAAAGTCTTTTATGTATATCAAAAGTCTCAAAATTTTCCTGAATGATAAGAAGTTGAACACGGCAAGCATCTTCAGGAATAGTCTCGATAAATTCTTCCCAAGTGAAGTCCCAGTATTGGACAGTTTCAAGACTTAAATCATCTTCACAGAAGAAAGCATAATCTTCATCTGTTTCTTCATACCATTTTCTGATTGCTTTGAGGTGAGAAACTACACATCCAATTGTTCCACCATTCATTTTGTCCAAAAACTTTCCGGTGATTTCATCATCAGACTCGCTATATCTTTTAGATAAAATTGCCGTTGGCGTAATACCATATTCAGCAAACTGTCTTTCCAGATTTTCTTGACGGTCTGTAGATTCTTCTAATGAGACGTAATATACTGAAGGAAAATTCTCAAGTTTATTATTCATTACCTTATTTGCATAATAGTTTTGATCATCAATTTGTTGCACATTCCACTGAGTTTGAGGTCTTACATAATATTCATTTGTAAGTGGTGCTATCTTTTTATTTTCGTCAATGTGCTTTTGAGTTAATAAGTATTCAGCATTCCATTTTCTTTCTTCTTCCGTATTTCCCTCCATATTATACATAAGTTCATTTATATGAAGAGGGTTGTATCCCTCAAAATTTTCTATTCTTTTTTTATCTGGGTGTGGAATGTGTAAAACATCGTAATTGAAATCAAGTTTTTTTTCTGTCAGACCAAGAACACGAAGACGATGAAATATATCATTATCTTCATAGGCATAATACTTTCCAAGATTCTCATTATATCCACCAATCTTAATAAAGTTATGCCGAGAAACAAACAAGAGTCCCGTTAAATATTTAAAAATTGGGCTATATGAGTTTAAATATTCACGTATTTCACCTAGACTCATACTATTTTTATTAATAGTATATTTTTCCCCATCAAAGTATTCATAAGTTTTACTCAAACTATGATTACCAGAAAGAAAACTGTTTTCATCTATAGAATAAGTATCAAAGAAGTTATAGTAAGGACTAAAGACATAATCACAGTCAACCTTAAGAATATAATCACCAGTAGCAATACTTGCTGCTAAGTTAAGTGGTTGTGGTTGATTAAAATACTTTTGATCTTGTACAGTAATTACTTTGATTCTAGAATCTAATTTTGTGAGTGAAGAAAGAGACTCATCAGAACTCCAATCAACAATAATAATCTCAGTAATTTCTTTTTTCAACAACCAAGAAGTTAGTGCAATTTGTAAAGGTTCGTTTCTATTTTTACAAGCACAAATTAATGAAATTTTATTATTTGTTTTCATATAAATTTTATTTGTTTTCATGCAAATTGTTTTATATATCTGTTCATTTACCCACAGTTTTTCTCTTCCAGAAG